CCGAACCACTGACCCACGATACAGCGCTGCTTCCACTTAGCCAGCACTGACCATGTTTTAGTGCGAAGCTGTTCACCGGTGTTAGCGGTCACGATCCCTTTAGCATAGGGTCTTGTGGCCATGATCCACAGTATCACCCATGATGTGAGTGCGGATTTTCCAATACCGTGACCACTGGCTGTGGCCATACGCACCGCTTTGACCGGATCAACACCGTTGAAGTTGTTCTCAGTCACCATTCGACCGACTTCAATCAACCATTCACGCTGCCATGTATCCGGTCCATCGAACCCATCGAGGTCGCCATACCCCCAGTCGAACGCCCACTGAACCCATCCCAACGGATCATGGTAGAAGCGTGAGCATTCATCAGCGAGTAGAACATCAGTCGATATGAAACGATGAACATCACTCTCCATGTTGAGTGACATTGCAGCCGCAACGGGTGATTGATCGAACATTAGATAAAACTCGGTGGGGGTGTTTCGGGGTTTAATCTTTTACGTGCGCGCAGTAGTCGTTCTTTCACCGCTTCATCACCGGCTATCTCTACGCGCTCAGCAGCATACGCATCTACAGCAGCATGTTTAGCGATAAGGTTAAGTGCGGTATTGGACGCGCTGATATTACCGTTCTGACGCGCTATGAGGTGGTTATCGACTGCCTCCATCAGCACCCACTCAGCGGTGATGTGTGATGAGTCGAGCCTGTGCTGAATGATCATTGATATTGCGGCTTGGATGTCGTCTTCATCACGGATGCGGTAGCCACTGTCAGCACTGAAACCAGACACCGCAGCAGCACGGCGCGCATCGAAGTCTTTACTATATTCGATGATGAAGTTTATGCGCTTAGGGTCCGTCACCCCCAGCGCTTTAATGTCGTTGAGTCCGAGTCGTTTCATATCACCACGCTATCATATGAAGGATGGTTTGTCAGCAGGAACCTTGGGTCCTTGGTCTGTTGGAAAGAACCATGGATATGTAGGGTGATCTTCCTTAGACCAGCCTAGCTCCTTACATCGGTTGCGGTATTCAACGGTTACACGGTCACGTTGTGCTTTATATTCGTTGCAACGCTGCGTCACAGTCAATGCTTTGTATTTATCATGGTTGCGTATCACCCACACCGACTGATTGAATCGCCTGTTACCTGGTGCACGTTCATCGTCGTCATCAATACTGTAATAACTGGTCATCACCAGTGATGTTAATTCGGGGATCAGTTTCAGTTTACGCGATACCATCTTGATCTGTGTGTTCAGTGACGCCTCATCATACATACTGAATCCGCTGAACGCTGGATCAGGTGACAGTGACGCCATCACTGTCACAATATCGACGGTACGCATTAAATCCCGATTCACCATTACATGCTCAATGTTGAATAGCGCCTCTTTAATCCTAGACGCGAATTGATCTTCAGATTTCACCATAGGTGTAGAAGGTTCCCCCTTCATCAACTTTTTCACCAGTGCTTCTAATCTTGCTACGCGCTGCTCTAAATCACTCATAATTCTCACCAAATATGTCGGACAAATTCACTTAACAATGAAACTCATTGTCCTATGATGTCCTATATGCTGTCAATTAAAAACCTTAATTATTGCTGCGACACAAAACTTCTGCATGAATTTTAAATCAATAGGACATTATAGGACAATGATTACAGTGCGAGCTATGTTACGCCCTCCAGACCACTGTTTGATGGTCACAACTCAAGGGTAGGGTCGTCACGGACAATGGTTTTTTTATAGGACATTATAGGACAATGACCCACTGTTACGCACTCTATCAACCCCACTGATTAAATAATAAGCTAAATGTTACAATGGAAAATGTTTAACTTTGTACCACATTTAGAGGAAAGTCATTGTACACAATGTTACCAGTGGTTACTTTTTAACCAAAACAAAATAAATGTTACTTAACATCATATGACAATGACTTTCCACTGTACACTATTGACTGTTGTACAAATTGAGCCTAGAATGTACAACAACACAAACCGACTCATAGGTGTAATCATGTATCGAGGATTCATTAATCAACCGTCAACATTGCAACCCTTCCACTATATGCACGGTGTGAAAGTTCTAGTTGATATTAATACTAAGAACAACAATGTCATTGTTTACTTTATTGAAGGCACTGTAATTTCAGCAGTAGTACCGGCGTCGTTTGTATCCAAAGGAGGATGGTAACCATGACCCTACTCACCCAAATAGCGCAGGCCACCCGCCTGACAGCGAACCCTAAACCACACATCAAGCACTTCGGCTGGTGCAGCCAAGCCGATGTTGTAACCGGTGAATTACTGGAACTAGAAAACCGGATCAACGAAGGTCTTGTGATCCGCATGGATGCAAACCGTGAACCATGTCTAACACTCACACCCGCCGGTGTGTCTTTATATTTCTTGGAGCAACAATGAACTACCGTGGCCGAGAACTCACGTTCAAGCAGCTCAGTGACGAGTTCACCAAAGTACACGGTGTGACCCCGAACGAAGCAACTATCTACCAGCGCATCAACAAACACGGTTACACAGTCGAGCAAGCGGTGGAAACACCACTGCAACGTGACCGTAAGGTCAATGACAAACTAATCAGTGGTAACGTGCTCTCAGCCTGTCGCCATTCCAACGCCGACTTCGACCGTCGGTTTCAATGCTGTAAGATCTGCGGGGCACCCGCTAGGAGTGTTAAATGAATAAACTACTAATCGCAATAATTGTACTGGCGACCACTGCTTGTGAGTACCATGAACCCGAACCACCGAAAGATATACCAGTAACCACTTACCTTCAGGTGTTCATCGACCCTGAAACAAAGTGTGAATACTTGGTGAATATACAAGGTGGTATCACACCACGTGTTGCCGCGAACGGTTTACAATATGGATGCACCTATGACTATGAGGTATCACAATGACCACACTATTTGATAAATGCTTCACATACACAATGGGTATGGAAGGCGGTGAGAAGTTCACCAATGACCAAGATGACCCAGGTGGTGCCACCAAGTACGGCATCAGCTTACGCTTCCTCAAAGGTATCACCGAGGGCGACATTGACCACGATGGTGACATCGATGCGGATGATGTGAAAGGTCTATCGTGGAGCAGTGCCAAGTATCTCTATGAGAAACACTTCTGGCACCCATCGTTCGAGAATCTGCACCCCCAGATAGCCAGTAAGCTGTTTGATCTGCGTGTGAACATGGGGCCGGTACAGGCGACTAAGATTATTCAAGCTACGCACAATGAACTTGAGCGGTTTGTAAAAGATAATGAACGTTGCTACATTGTTGATATGCTAGATATCGACGGTGTGATGGGTCCAAAAACATTGAGAGCATGCACCCGTGATGAGTTACTCAAACCCCTCATCTACCAAGCCGCCCAGTTTTACTTCAACTTAGCCGACAAGCGGCCGGCATCTCAGAAGTATCTACTGGGGTGGTTGCGACGAACCTACAGCGTGTTACCATAGACCCACTTCGGTGGGTTTTTTATTGGGAAAACATTATGTCATGGTCTAAAGTAGGTGAGTGGTTGAAAGGTAACGCGGGTACAGGTGCGTCACTGGTAGGGTCATTAGTCACCGGCAACGTTCCAGCGGCCATTGCGGCGGGTGTGTCATTGATCAGCAGTGCCACGGGTAGTAATGACCCCACCAAAGCACTGGAAGCGCTGCATCAAGACCCAGCGACGATGGTGAAGCTGAAGGAGCTTTATTACCAGAACGAAGCGTCAGTGCGCGCGCATATCGAGTCGATGCACTTAGCTGAGCTACAGGATGCCCAAGCTGAGCAGCATGAGACACAAGAAACAATTAGAAGCGGTGATAAAGCTGAGGATCGTTTCGTTAGATGGACGCGACCAGGACAAAGCTGGTGCTCGTTGATATTTGCGTTTATCTATATTGGTGATGGTGGTAGAGACTCAACCATTATTGGTTTGTTGTTGACTCTTCCATGGGCGTATGCGGGGTTGCGTCAGATTGGTAAGGGGATCAGTGCATATACGAAAAAAGGTGCGTGATGCACCTTTTTGGATTTTTGTACTTTTAAGATGCGAGCTACGTTAAAAAGCGGCCTGCACCGTATATTTCCGAAAGCAGTAAAAAACACAATAAAATCAATGGCCGTGGCGCGCAAAATCCGTAGTTTTGCGGCCTGGGCCGTATAATAAACTGTTACATTCACTTTGACTGTTGAATTTTAATAGCACAATTTTTGCAAAAGCCGTAGCCAATATATGGCACAAACGTTGTGGCAAGTTCTTTTTGGCAGCATACGCAACCAAGCCCTGCCCGCATCATCAGTAGCGATCTAATAAACTTAAACATAATCACTCCGTAGTTAAAAGTAAATGTAACCAGTCACTCAAAGCGACTGTCCAAGCATTTGTGTTTTTATCACTTGTTAAACGCAGCGCTTTAGCTCAACGTTAAATGTCTACTAATACCATGCCATTCTTTAAAAAGTTAAACTCTCTCCTACAGCAATCGCAACTAACTTCATCATTTGTTGGTGTGTACACAGCCTCGATAATATCGACTTGCCCACATAGGGTTGCTGCGGGGTCGTGGGAGCCGTTTGGCTGTATGTGAACCATCCCGTCTTCTGTGCTATGTATTCGTATCAGTTTTGCTTTTCTAGTGCTCACGCTAGCCACCCCATTTAACAAAGTTATGAAATTGACGGAATTTAAGCCGCCGTTCTTTACTGCCATCTACAGCCGCAATTTATAACGGCGTTATGCCTACCACTGAAATGATCCAACACTTCGCAAGTCAGTTAATGCTTCTTTAATAATTTCAGTGTTGCACTTGCTAAATAGTGCAGGCTTTAAGAACATCAAAACTGCTAGTTCTTCAGTAGCTTTTGGCAATCCTAAACTATTAACTTGGCAGGAGCCTAAGCAAGTCTCTAGTATTTCTGTTAATATTTCTTTTGTGTATCCCATATCAACCCCCAATTGTTTGTTGTCGCAAGCAAACCTTGCATAACAAGGTTATTAAAAAGGACGCGGTTTAAGTCGTCCAAATATCGTAAATCTTTCGGCGCGCCTTTTATAACGGCGTTATGACTACGCGCCTGGCGGTTTTGGTAGTGGCATCCAGTGCGTAGGGCTTTTTATTTGTACCGGCTTGCAATTGCCTCCGCAAATTGCAAACTGCCACCCTCCACCATTCCAGAACGCTACAAACATCTCTTTTGTATCTTCAACGTAAATCAATCTATCGTCGCTAGTCTTTGCTGCGGTTTCTATCAGTTGCCATTCTTCCATTTCAAAATCTCACTAAAGTTGTACTGGTCATAACAATGTCATTAAGCGCGATGCGGCTAGGGCATCGCAATTCTCTATCTGTAAAACGGCACGGCTTATAACGGCGTTACATTCACTGGTTAATTGCCAGTATCGTAATCGCTACCGCAATCATATTCATCGCAAGCAGTGCTCCCCGCGTATCTTTCATGTCCTTCAAATTTACCGGTGCATCTTTCACCGTTGTAATAAACGCAATCGCCGCAGGTACTTTCAATAAATACCGGCTCATCGCCTAGCATGTATAAATTACTAATGTTTTCCACAATGTACCCCTTAATTAGTTTTCTATGTAAATGTAACCAGTCACTCAAAGCGACTGACTAGAAATTTGCGTTTTTATCACTTGTTAAACGCAGCGCTTTAGCTCAACGTTATGACTTCTGCAGTTCGTCATAGTATTTGTTTAACTCTGGGTTATTCATGCCTGTCGCTTCTGCTATTAATTGACCAATATAATTAGCATCAAGGCCATAACTCATACAGAGATTACCAATGCACATACCTTGTATTTCAAGCAGAACTTTTAAATACTTTAATTTGGCATTTCTAATTTCAAGCTCTACGCCCTTTATGTGTTCTCGCATTAGTTGCAGTTCATGCTCGGCTTTTGGGTGTCCGAATGCAACATCATCTAAATCTAAATAGCTTCCCATATCTCACTCCGGTAACTGGTCATAACAATGTCATTAAGCGCGATGCATCAAGAATATCGCAATTTACTATCTGTAAAACGGCACGGCTTATAACGGCGTTAAATGTGCCCAATCCCGCCCATCAATGCCAGTATTGCAGCGGTGTGTAATATTCTGCTTTTACCCTTGCGCCCACCTGTACATGAGTTAGTTTGCAATAAACTATTTGCTCTAACTCGTTCCATTCTTTCTTGTTCGCGTTTTTCTCGCTCAATAGCGCGCAACTCATCGGCAGCGCGTTCTTTTTCTAAGCTCTGCGCAATACGTTCTTCGTAGCTTCCGCGTCGTTTAGCCTGTCCCATAAAAACCTCATTTAACAAAGTTATGAAATTGACGGAAATAGAATTCCGCGCTTAGTTGGTTTGTACTGCCGCAATTTATAACTGCGTTACATGTTCATCTCATTAACAAGCTTTATCGCGGCTTCACGGTCAACCTTTGCTCCCCATTTCAGCTTGTGCTTATTTAAAAATATTTCTTCTGGGCAAAGGCCACCGCGCTCAGCTAATCTTTTAAGGCTCTGGCTGTGAACCTTGTAAGCATGGTCATCATCAAGTTGGACTAACGGTACTGTTTTCGCACACCCAGAAGGCGCGTTTAAAACTGGGAAAGTTTCCATATAAACCTCATGTAACAAAATTATGAAGCGGACGCATCAAGAGTCCGCGCTGTAGTGGCCACCGTGTGGCGCACGCTTATAACGGCGTTATGCTTATACCGTAACTCCCGCATGTACTATTCTGCCTTCTTTATCAAACTTAAAAGTGGGGTAGTAGCCGAGCCGGTCAGGTGCATAGTATGAAATATCTCCGCCCCCATCTACGCTGTAGTTGACCTCTAGGTCTGAAATTATGTCTTCACTTTGAATGCGTCCGAGCGCCTCAATTAGTATTTCTGCTTCAGTCTTCATAATTCAGTTTCCTATATTAGTTGTTTGCATAACAAAAAGTTGCAGCCGATGGTCGCACCAAAGGCTAATTTAATTCCTACTCCCAGCCACGGGCTGAACTCGGCGTTACATTCACTAGATTAATCTACATATTCTTCTTTTTTAACAAATTCATCGCAATCGCGGCACTTCCACCATGATCTATAAATTTTGCTTAACGATACGTGATTTATTTCATCCCCATAAATGTTGCGGATGAAATAGATGTTTTTGTGTCGGCAAAATAATCGCTTAAAAAAGTCTTTTAGCATTATCAATACTCCAAAAAGTAAATGTAACCAGTCGCAGCAACTGGACGGGTCAAGAATTCCGCATTGCCTTGGCTTTAATGTGCCGCCGTTGTGCTCGGCGTTATGCACCACTGAAAATGTGCGGCGCTAACTGTTCGGCCATTTTTGAAATAGCGCGTATTTCTACATGGTCTTTTAGTTTTTCATTAGCCAATCTTTCGGCTGCTTCTTTTGTTGCAGCCACCAAATAAATTGGCTTTTGTTTAGCTGTTTTATAGCACAATGGTACGCCCTTTGTTTTAAGCGAAACCTTGAATAAATACATTGCCATTGTTTCTTCCTTTTCATTATTTGTCGCAAGCAAAAACTTGCATAACAAGGTTATTAAGCACGGACGCAATCTAAGTCCGCGTATTTATCATTTGTAAAACGTGCGCCGCTTATAACTGCGTTATGACTTTACAATTTTATATTTAAAGCCTTTGCAATCAGGGCATTTTTTTCTAACAAAAACCGGCTTACCGTCTTTTTCATCAAGGTCTTGAACGTAGCCGAGGCCGCCGCAGTATTTGCAAGTAACGCGAACAGGTCTTTGCATATATCTCACTCCGGCAATTGGTCATAACAAGGTCATTAAGCGCGATGCGGCTAGGGCATCGCAATTTACTATCTGTAAAACGGCACGGCTTATAACGGCGTTATACGTTAAAGACTGGAAACCACTTCGTCTCTAACGCAATTTTTTCCGCAGCTTTGTTGGCTTATAGTTTGGCTTTTTGCATTATCGCACTTTGAAAAATAATGGTTTCGGCCACCATCGTGGAATCTATAAACGGTGCAGCCATCATGCGTGAATAACTTTTCCGCCTGCACATTTGGGTTTGAGGTTTGGCTAGTTTCTTCCGGCACCTTATCGCAAGCAGCGCATAACAAGGCAATTAAAAACGGCAGCCCAAGCGCACTACGTTTTAAGTTTTTCATAAATTTGTACTCCAATAAATTAATTAGTTTGTGGGCTGCGCTTTATCGCAACGTTAGCTTCTATTCTTTTTAGGCTTTCGCCAGTTCGTAAGCTCAGAAACCTTATGAGTTTTTGCACAGCCCTCACAAACACAGTTATTCGTGCGCTCATGCCAAAACCGTGAGCGAACATCACAAAAAACGCACCGCTCAATGATTCCAAAGCAGTTTTCTGCCATGTCGTCTGGTTCTTTTTAATTGGTATAGCCAAGATCATTCTCAAAGTAATTCAAGCTAACAAGGCGTAGCAGCAGCGACGCCATCTAAGCCTTAGTTTTTAATTACCGCTTTAGTTGGCGCGGCTGTACATTGGCGTTACATTCACTCTCTCGTTTCTTCAAAAAATTCCAAGTCTGAGTCGCGCACTTCGCACCAAACCTTATTTGGCGAGCCCACAAGTGCGAACTGGTGCCACCATCCCGTCTTCTATTTTTATAAAACGCTTCACCTTTCAATTTCTTTTTCATGCGCACTCCGTAGCTCAACGTTAGACTTTCAAGTGTACAACATTTGACGGCAATGGTGCAACATTTTTAGTACCGTTTTTGAATAAATCCCAAACCATACTACCGGTCATGTGTCTATAGTGGTCATGGTTGCGAATCACCCACACGTTACCTTGATTGCATTCAACCTTATAATGACCCGCCATCAGCTCTTTCAACACACCCGCTAACCGCGCCGGTGTAAGTGATTGTTTAAACTCACCAATGAACATAATGTCAGCATCGAACATGTGACCAATTTTCAACACTGAGTTGATCTGATCGGCACTCACAACATCGTTCTCAAATATACCTATTTTCCGATCAATCATAGCTTCGATGGTGAGCGCTAAAGCGGATCTACCAGCATCAACAATACTGCGAAGGTAATCAGTAACGGGTGGTGGTAATCCAGGGTTGAACTTACTTAAATCAACTTTGGTGCGCAGATAATTAATACAGATCTCAGCGCCGCCGCTATTCATCCATTTCCAATGATCTGTCCAGTACGCCTGCCATTCAGGTTTCATATCACCGCGCGCATTACGCACGTTGAGGTCGGTCCACAGTGCAAAGATCCTGCGTGACTGGCCGTTGAGTTTCACGGGCATTAGTGAGTTAGTCGTCATGGTTACACTGACAACATTGCGCACCGATACTTTTTTAGCGAACTTCTCATTCACGCGTAGTCTATCCGGTGGCGCCGCTGCAATAGGTTTGAGTTTAGCGGATACCGCAATCGCTTCTTGACGATCACCGAGCTCAGCCTCGTTGATGTGTAGGTACTTAGTGCTGAGTAAATAATCGTTGAACCCTTCAAGCAGTTCTTCAGCATTAATCATTTTGTAATATTCACCCATCGCCATGGTGAGTGGTGCGAGTAGCCAATCTTTACCGCATCCCTCGCTACTACCCATGATAATCATGTGATTAATTTTCACATCAGGGTGCAACAAGGTAAATGCCATCCACTTGAGTACATGGTCGCGCAGCTCACCGCCCCACCCCAACAATTCAAAGTGGTCTAACCACGGTGAAGCGTCACCCTCAATACCCTGTATCGCGTTACTGTTGGACCATGAATTACCGTAGAGCGTACCGCGTTCTTCAAATACTGGTGGCTTCATGGGTGCAAATTCGAGCTTGTCTACCTTAGTGACTCGACCACCCTGTAGCGCTTCTT